TACGTGGAGGACGTCAACCCGACCAGGACCGGGTACATCGCGACCGTGGTCTGCTACGGCGGGTACGGGAAGTTCGAGCTCCGCAGCACCGACATGAAGACGCGCAAGGCCGTCAAGGCCAAGCGCATCGGGGTCGGGCAGTGGATGGTCCCCATGAAGCCCAACCGCGAGTACAAGCTCTCGGTGCGCATCAAGGGAACCCCCTGGAAGAGCATCGGCTACCGCATCTACGGGTGACAGAACGTCCCCCCAGCCCGCTCGCCGAGCGGGCTGGGAGATGCGCTCTGCATCGACGGACAACGAGAGAAGGAGGAAACGATGGCAAGGACGTACGTGAACGGGTTCGGCGAGACGGCGGTCACGGCCGACGAGTTCGACCTCTACGGAGCCGAGGAGCGCGACAGGCTCATCGAGATGGTGGAGTTCGCCGAGCGCGGCGCGATGACGGAGCTGCTGGCCTACGGCTGCATCGAGCAGCTGCCGCAGTTCGACTGGAGCGCGAAGTCGGGGCCCGAGGACCGCGGATGGTCGAGGGCCGTCCTGGACATCATCGAGTACGAGGGAGCCGAGGACGCCGAGGCCCTGTTCGAGCTGATGTAGCCATGGACAGGCGCGAGTTCATCGTGGCGGCGCTGGCTCTGGGAGCCGCGTTCGCCATGGGGGCAATCGGAGGTTTGAGCGACGGCCGGGAACAGGAGTCGGGCGGCGAGACGCCGCCCCCGTAGGGGAGGAGGACCCCATGAAGTACGAGCGGTATTCGGTGCAGCACTACAGGAAGCGGAGCGACGGGCGCGTGGAGCCTGCCGGGAGGGAGACGGTCGTGCTGTCCCCTAGCGAGGCCCTGGAGCTGAGCTATTCGGCGCTGGTCGTGACGAGGTCGGGATGCGTCATCCACGAGGGACGGCACATGCAGCCCGACGTGCATCTGGGATGGATCAGTTAGGAGGACGGCATGACGAGGTACATCTGGACCCTTCCGAGGGACGAGCAGGAGCGCATCTACGCGGCCCTTCTGATGGCAGGCATCGAGGGAGAGGACCTCGAGCTCGCCATGGACGGCCGCATCTGCGACCTCGAGGACACAATCGACGTATCGGAATGGAGGCGGAGACGATGAGAGGCATATTCGACTGCCCGGATTGCGGGAGCGAGGACATCGAGGAGCGGGGCTTCGCGGAGTCCCATCCCCAGGGCCACGACTTCGAGCACTACGAGCTCGGCTGCAACGAGTGCGGGGCCGAGTGGTTCCTGCACTACGAGGACGGCGAGTGGTGGGTGCAGGGCGACGACGACTACGAGGAGGTCGCATGAGGGGGTTCGAGACGTTCGGCCTGGACGAGAGCCTCGCGAGGTTCGACTGGGGCCACGACATCGAGGCGGGCACCGAGGTCATGAGGGCCGAGCTGGAGGTGTTCGTCGGCCGGCCGATAGACGGAGGGCCCTGGTGCTGCGAGGTCTACGCGGATGGGATCGTCGGGCAGCAGGACGGAGCAACTCCCGAGGAGGCCCTTATGAGGGCGTTTGCGGAGCTGCTCGAGAAGTAGACAACGCCCCGAAGGGCGCTGCCATATAAGCCGAGCCGCTGGAGCGTGGAAGATTCGGCGGCTCACGACAGAGAGGAGTGTACCATGCCGTACACGACGGAGCAAGGGTATTCGGAACTGGCCGAGATGGCGTCGAGGACGCTGAGCCCGACCGACGAGAGGACGGGAGAGGTCATCCAGGGCGACCCGTACGTGGCCTTAGGAGGCTCGCCCCTCCACGAAATCCCCCACTACTACGAGTCGGAATCGAGCGCGATGCAGGACGGATGGGTCGAGTGCGAGCGTTGCGGGAACCTGACCCACCACGAGCATTCGTACCGCCACCTCGAGGTGCACGGCTACTCCTACTGCTCGCCGAGCTGCGCGCATGCCGACGGGTACTACACCTGCGAGCAATGCGGGGACTGGTACCACGAGGACGACGAGGTCGAGGTCGACGGCAACTGCTACTGCTCGGCGTCATGCGCCCATGAGGCCGGCTACGCAGAGTGCGACCGATGCGGCGGGTGGTACGACGAGGACGACGGCACCGAGGTCTGCGACGAGGTCTGGTGCGAGGATTGCGCCGACGAGCACTCGCACGTGTGCGGGGAATGCAACGCGAGGTACCCCGACAACCAGATGCACTACTACGAGGACGACGAGTGCTGGTACTGCGACGACTGCTACGAGGAGGTCCCGAGGCGCGGGACGCTGCACGAGTACGGCTGGACCCCGGCGCTGACGTTCTACACCGAGGACGGGCCGTGGCGCGGCGACTCGGAGAAGCAGCCGATATTCCTGGGAGTCGAGCTGGAGACGGACGGGGGCAGGCAGCGCAGCAAGTACGTCGGCGAGCTGTCGCAGATCGACGGGTTCGACGAGCACTTCTGGATGACGAGGGACTCGAGCCTCGACAACGGGGTCGAGATAACGGGGCACCCGATGACGCTCGCCTACCACGTCTCGCTCCTGGACATGTACGACGAGATATCGTCGGTCGCATCCGAGAACGGCTTCAGGAGCCACGACGGCGGGAGGTGCGGCCTGCACATCCACGTCAACAGGAGGGCGTTCGGCAGGGACAAGCGCGTCCAGGACGCTGGAGGCTACAAGCTCATGCGCCTGATGCAGCGGTTCGAGCACCAGTTCACCGTGTTCAGCCGCCGCACCGACAACCATTGGTGCAGCTACAAGACCTACGGCGACTACCAGCTCAAGGACGAGCTGAAGGCGAGCAGGCGCAACAAGGACGAGGCGGGCCCGTTGCAGATGGCGGCCAGGATGGCGGAGAACGAGCGAAGCCATGCCCAATGCGTCAACTTCGAGCACCGCAGCACGTTCGAGATACGGATATTCCGAGGGACGCTCAAGTGGACCACGTACTTCGCATGCCTCGGGCTGGTAGACGGCATGTGCCGCACGGTGATGGCCCATGGGTCGACGTGGGTCGAGTCCGTCAGCTGGTACGACCTGATGGACGAGGTCAAGCGCCGCTGCGACTCGCCCTACGCATCGGAGTGCTTGGCAGACTACCTGCACGGCAAGGGCCTTTGCTAGGAATGACGGAACGGAAGAGATTGGAGAGCTTATGTGCATCATAGTTGCAGTGCCGAGGGACGTGGACGCACCGAGCGTCGAAACGCTGGAGACTTGCTTCAGGTCCAACCCCGATGGGGCCGGCTTCATGTGGGCCGATGGCAAGAGGGTCCGAATCCGCAAGGGGTTCATGACTTTCGAGGAGTTCATCAATGCGGTAGACGAGGAGTGCATACCGAAGGGCTCGGCCCTGGTCATGCACTTCAGGATAGCGACGCACGGGAAGGTGCAGCCGTGCTGCTGCCATCCGTTCCCCGTGTCCTCCGAGCCCGAGGACCTGAGGGCCACGGCAATCGACGCGAGGTTCGGCGTGGCCCACAACGGGGTCATCAGCGGCCGCAAGACGAACGAGAGCTGGTCCGATTCCATGGACTTCATCTGCGACGTCATCGCCCCGCTGTCGAGGATATGCCCCGGGTTCATCAACAACTCGAACGCCCAGGAGCTTCTGGAGGGCGCGTGCCAATCCAAGCTGGCGATAATGGACAACGCGGGCGACCTGATGCTGGTCGGCGGCTTCCACGAGGACGGAGGTGTGTTCTACTCGAACACGTCCTACCTGCCCGTCGCGTACAACTGGTCGAGCTACCGCTCCGTATGGGACGGATGGGACTCGTACTACGGCAAGGCCGCTAACGACAAGCACGCCGACATCGAGAAGCTCATAGAGATGCTGCCGTACGATGCGTGCAGCGTGTGCGACCTGGCTGGCGATTGCGCGATGTGGGAGCCCGAATGCACGTCGGAGGAGATGGCGCTCGAGGCTTGCTCGTACTACTCCGACATGGAAGAGGGCGAGGTCGCCGAGCTTATAGGGATAGGGTAGACTGTCTGCGGGAGGAAAGGAGAGATGCCTATGGCGGACGGAATGTGGATGATGACGGATGACGGGATGTTCGAATTGCAGGAACCGTACAGGACCATGCTGCAGGAGGCCAAGATAGCGGCCACCACATCATGGCACCAGGGCCTGATAGGGTACCTGGAGGAGCGGAGCCCGTACACGGCCAAGGAGCTGACCGACGAGCTGCTGCGCAGGAACAGGGCGCACCCTGATGAAATCCTGGAGACATTCGACAGTTTCGTTTTGGAGGCGTTGGGAGGCGACCTATGAGCAATCCATTGAAGGCAAAGCTGCTGTTCCCCAGGGTGCATGAGGCATGCTACATGGGGCATTGCGTGAAGTTCGAGTCGAGGGCCAACATCAACAGCCCGTTCGGGTTCACCGACCTCATGTACGAGGGGCTGGCGGCGCTTAAGAGGAACGGCATCAAGCCCGACAACGGGCCGTACAACCACCCCCTTCGGGGAGTGTCGGTGGACGGGTACTTCTACACGTACACCTACTGATCGAAAGCGACATCGGATTTCGGACGGCACCTGCGAGAGCGGGTGCCTTTCTTTTAGGGGGACGATATGGGATTCACCAACCGCAAGTTCAACACCTTATGCAACGGCGGCCTCACGGAGCGCATCGGATACGGGTTCGACTACCTGCTCGCCGACAACACGGTTACCGAGCTGTACGTCTACAAGAACGAGGACAAGCCGAAGCCCGTCTGGTACGTCATCGACCCGAAGTGCGGCCAGTCGGTCTGCTGCGGGGCGACGAGGGCGGAGGCAGTCGAAAAGGTGCGGGACGACGGCCTTCGCAAGAAGTTCACCGAACTCGTGAACAGCCCGAGGTACAAGGCGCTGGTCAGCAAGTTCGAGGACAGCAAGCCGAAGGCGGCAGGCAGGCCGCATTCCGAAGAGCCGGAGCCGGACGGCGGGCCGATAAGCCTCGATGGAGAGCATGTGTGCATCACGGGGACGCTCCCGACGATGACGAGGAACGAGGCCCACGCGAAGCTGAGGGAAGCTGGCGGCATCCCATGCGAGCGGTTCACCTCGAAGGTGACGATGCTCGTCGTGGCCGCCGATTCGGGGAAGGGCAAGCGCGAAAAGGCCGAGAAGGCAATCGCCGCAGGCCAGGAAGTGCGCATCGTCAACGGCAGCGAGTTCGTCGCCGCCTTGAACGCAGCGAAGAAGGAGGAAGGCATGCAGAAGGAACCGAAGGCGAAGGATGAGACGGCCGAGCTGAAGGCGCGCATCGAGCAGCTCGAAGCGGAGCTTGCGAAGGCCAAGGCCCCCGTGGATGCGGCGACGGTCGTCAGCCTGACCGAGCTGTGCAGGACGATGCAGGACGAATGGTGCCCGAAGCACCCGAACACCTGCGCGACCTTCATCCCGAAGGAGAAGGCGTGCGTGAAGGTCTACGGGGTCATGAAGTCGAACGAGGATTGGCAGGCCGAGCTTGACGAAATGGGCTTCCGCTGGGCTGGGAAGAAGGGCTTCTGGTACTACGGCGAGCATCAGGCGAAGGCGCAGGGCAAGGTTGCGGTCATCGCATAGCTGGAGAGACATACGGCGGGTCTGGGGCGTCCTTCGGGGCGCCCTTCATGTAGGACCTGCGGCCGGCTGCACGGGAGGTCGGTCGGCTGCGGAAGAAGAGCAAGGGAGCGCACGGCTTGACGGCTCGCTCCCCCACCCCACGAGAGAAAGGATAGCACATATGAACATCGACGAAATCAAGAAGCTCACGGAAAAGCAGGTCAACGCCATGGCCGAGTCATGGGAGGACATCAAGGGCCATCGGGTGTACTTCGCAGACCTGGGAGGGAACTTCGGGTACAGCGCGCTCGTGTTCTGCGAGGGCCATCACATCCACTACGCCAACGACTACGAGCTGCACCATCATGGCAAGACGCACCAGGAGCTCCACGACTGGTACATGCAAACGCTGCCGCACAAGCTGTTCACCGAAGAGGAGCTCATGGAGCCGACGGACGATTACGGCGAGCTCACCCGCAAGGAGCACTTCCTGCGCAACTACTACCCGATGCGCAGGGACTACGTCACGATGTTCTACATCGGCAAGCCGAGCGAGGAGCAGGAAGCCGCCGAGAAGGCGATGTACCCGTCGCATGTGGCGTTCGCGTACTTCGACGACCCCGATTTCGTAAGGCACATGGCGGACCTGCTCGATGCACTCCATGCGGCGAACGACCCGCTCCGCGACTACGAGCACGCCAAGAGCGCATTCAAGCACGAGATGTTCAACCACGAGTACCCCATCAACTGGCAGGGCGATTGGGACGTCATCAACTGCTTCACGAAGGTGGAGTACAAGGGCGACGGCACCGAGATTGACCAGACGGGATGGAGCGCGGACATCAAGCGGGCGTACCGCGATGCCGCACACGAGGTAAGCATGGCATGCGATTGGTAAGGAGGACATATGGGCTACACGGAGAACCTGCATATCGCAGTCCACAACGTGAACGCTATGTTGGCGAAGCTGACGGGCGGCGAAGCGCGGTTGCGCGAGAGCCGCTCGTACGGCACCAAGCGCCTTTACATCGACGAGAAATGGGGCGCAAGTCCGAGGGACACGCCGCCGAGGGGTCCTAAGGAATGCCTGATGTTCGCCGAAGGCATGGAGCGGGCGCTCGGCCTGCTCTACTACGGAAGGGAGGAGTCATGATTTCTCTGAAGGAGCTGGCATCTGCGATGGTGCCCGATACGAAGGTGTTCGTCGACGACCGCTCCAAGGTCGGGGCGGCCGTCGAGACGACGACTGGCAAGGTGTGGTTCGAACTGGCAACGACGGGCATCGACTTCAAGGTCGACTTCATCAGCCCGCATCGCGACTACCTGGTTGTAACGGTATCGCCGATGGAGGAAGGAGGTGCGGCATGACGTACGTCCACCCATACGATCTGTTCGACAGCATCATCGGCTGCGAGGGCGTCTCGATGAGGGATGGGGCTGCTACCTACCCGAAGGTATACGACCTGGTCAGCACCGAGGACGAGCGGTACATCTACGAGATGTGCGAGCAGATTTCCGATGGTTTGCAGGCACGCCACCCCGAGTGGGTGAGATAATGTTCATGTCCCATTGTAGGGACACTAAATCAAAAGGAGAGACAACATGATAGAGACGGCCGATGGGAAGTCAGTCGTGATGTGCGACGCATGCGGCGAGGAAATCGAGTCATGCGGCTGGATAGCGTACATCGACGGCGATGAAACCCTCGTATGCGACGATTGCGCGCCGATGTTCAGATGCGATTCGGAGTTCCGCATCTGCGACGAGTGCGGTGCGGTTATGGTCCACGGCTATTGCAGCGACGGGGCCGACCACGTATGCGAGGACTGCTGGGAAGGGTTCACGAAGCGCGAGTACCCGCATGGATTCAGGCAGACCGAGGACGAGGGGTGCGTAAGCGACGAGTACTGCGAGGCTTACGACCCTGACAGCGGCGAGTGGTACGAAACGTGCTGGTTCTGGACGGAATGGGATTAGGGAGGTGCGCATGAGGAAAATAAGCAGCAAGGAATACGCGCTCAAGGTCGAGGACGACATCGAGGGCGGCATCGAGGAGGAGATGTACGACCTGTACTCATCGTTGGCGAAGAGATACGGCTTCGAGGACTGCGGGTTCGACTGGTTCAGCACCGTCTACTACGACGGATACGCAGCCACGATTCGCGACGATGTCATCAAGCTGTTCGAGGAATGCGGCATGGATATCAGGCCGGATGATAAGGAGTGGTGAGCATGGGCAGATGGTTCTACCACCATGACGGGCGCTTCGAGACGCTCGGACGTTGGGTTTGCAGCGACTACCAAGACGACGGGACCGCGTTCTTGCTCGTGTGCGACATGCGCGAGCGGGGATGGCAGCTAAACAGCATATCGAATCCGATGTGCGACGGCGCCAAGTATTTCGAGTTCTACAGATAGGAGCGGTGAGCATGAAAAGCAAAGCGGTTGAATTGGTGTTCGAGCGTTTCTTCGACGATGAAGACACAGAATCTATCGAAATATATGTCGACGAAATCAACGGCCTTGGACTCAACGGGGTAAAACAGCGGAACTTCTCAATCGCCAAAGACGAAGTTGTAATCGACATCGAATCCGAACTTATTTGGTGGGATGTAAGCGTCGACAAATACGCAGATCATAACGACCACGTGCGCCGATACGACAAGGAGCACTACAAGAGGAGCATCTTCGTCCCGTTCGAGAATATCGTGCGACTCGTCATTGAGACGAAGCATGAAATCACCGAAGGGCGGACTTACGAAGAGGTAGCGGAAGCGGCGCGTCGAGTTAGAGAACGCCGATAGGAGGATGGCATGGCATTCAAGACAGATGAGGAGCTGCTTAGATTCTTCCAGGACGGCGGGTCGATGCTCAACGTTAAGACGGGCGAGCTGTACGACTCGGATATCAACGGCGACGGCTGCTTCTACGGCGTCGTGTACGCATGGGTCCCAGAGGATAGGCGCACAGACATAGCGGATGCGGTCGAATGCGCGCTCGGCGAGAACAACGGCGGCAAACTGTACGAGATACCGGGATGTTTCTTCGACGAGCTATGCGAAGAGTATCTAGGAAACAAGGGCGACTTCATCGTGGAAAGGTGGAAGGCATGAGCGTCAACGGGTATATCTGCATCGAGATTGTTACGGATGCCAAGTACGGGGAAGAAGCGAGACGCTGGGCCAAGGAGCACCGCTACACGGTCTACGCAGAGAGAGGCGGCAAGCTCACCGTTGATGCCGATTACGATGTCGGCTACTTCGACTCCGCGTTAGATAACTTCGCGAAGGAGGCGTCCGACCTGCGCATCCCGGCATCCGACTGGAAGGCCGATGTCCACTACACCTGCGAGGAAGGCGCGTGCGACGACGGCGGAAACGTCCACGTGACGATAGCCAACGGCAGGATAGCATCGTTCCAGGAGAGCCGCATCGAGATGGTCGAGGTAGAGCCTTGGTGCAAGTTCAATCTTGAGGAGGTGGGCGAATGAAGTACGAGCTTGTTCTTAGCATCTACATGACGGTGGATGCCGGCACGGAAGACGAGGCGTTCGATAAGGCAGAGCAGGCGACGGAAGAGCTGTTCGAGAAAGATGTATCTGCTCTCGACGGCATGGAAGGGTTCGAGGTCGGCGATTGGTTCGTCGACTGGACGGCGGGATTGGAGGAATGATGGGAAGGTTCACATTGACGGAGCGATTCGGGGATTCGCTTGTGCTGGATACCAAGTTCGGCAAGTTGATTTGCTGGAAGGTCAGGGACGACGACGAGTACAAGGAGTTCTCAATCGACCTGATAGCGAACGACGGCAAGGAGTACCAGGTCGCCACCATCGGCACCAACGAGAGTTCTGACGACCCTCATTACAACGACGACATGGTTCACGCCTACATCTGGGACGGCCAGCACGAGGACGTTGCGGCCGACTTCTACATGGACCCGAACGGCGACGGTTATTACTACGACCCGAAGGAGGACGAATGAGCTACGAATACCACAGGTACACGAGCCGCGGAAGCAAGGTCTACGTATTCTCGCTGAGCAAGTGGATATCGGTCATAGCAGACAACGAATCGGATGCCGAGGATGCGGCGTATACGAAGCTGTACGAGATGATGCAGCATGACCTCGAATCATTCGTCGCCGACCCTAAGCTCGAGCTGAAATGCCTCGGCCGCAAGGTCTACGACAACAAGCTGCATGAGGACGTATTCCTGTCTGACGAGAAGCTAAGGGAAGCGGTACTTGCCGGGGATATAGAGGAGGAAGAATGAGCGAGTTCAGGTTCGGAGAGTGGGTCGTGTACGACCCAGGTTACAAGCAGGAGATCGGGCGCGTCACGGAATGCGGCGAGAACAGCGCGTTCGTCTGCTACTCGCAGGGATGCACGGCCAACAGCACGCCGCTTGAGCACCTGAGGCCGGCGACCGATGCGGAGGTTGCGAAGGCGAGCGCGGGAATAGGATTCCACCGCTTCGACGAAACGTGCCCGAGCAGGGTTGAGGAGTGCTGCTTCATGTGCAAGGCGAAAAAGGAGGACGAATGAGCATCAACGACATGCTGGCAACGGGCATCGTGTTGCAAGGATACATCGAGGTCAGACAGTACGACCCCGAGCTTGATGAAAGGTTCACGGCGTTCGAGGGATTGGAGGACGACGGTCTGATGGGCCGCATCGACGAGCCGTGGGCCGATCTCCCGGTCGGGTACATCTACAACGCATACGGATCGAACGCGTTGACCATCGAAGTAGGTTAGGAGGGCCGATGGCGGAGAAGATGACCAAGGCTGTGGCCGAGTGCAAGGAGCTCCGGGCCTACAGGCAATGCCCGAGGGAATGCAACGCTTGGCACCCCAATTCGAAGGATAGGAAAGCCTTCTGCAAGAGGGCTATGAGAGCCGAGAGGAGCTGACGATGGGCTACAACAGCGAGAACACGCTCATATTGGCGACGGAGATGCAGGCGGGGAACAACAAGAGGATGCTGCTGCTCCACGTCTGCGAGAGCGGCCGTCACGAGTACGTGGTCGGGAGCTACTTCCAGCAAATGCAGGAGTACATGCCTGGAATCGTTCGCGACGGGCATGGAGTCTGCTACAAGGTCGACACGGGAGAGATCGTCGGCATCGTGAACAACCTTGACGCCAATCCTCAATCCGACAAGGTCGTGTACTCGTGGGACTGGGGCCACTACTTCGGCGACGTGGTATCGGCCGTCAGGTATTGGGAAGAGGAAGTCATCGGAGAAGGGAGCGAACGATGAGCGAGAGGGTGCGTATGGCGATGGCGCTGGATTCGGTCGAGGAGATGGCCGCAAAGTGCGCCGAGTACGCGAAGAGCAAGGCAGAGGCCGGAGAGCATATGCAGAACGAGCTGAGCTTCGTCCTGGACGACGAGATAGCCACGTATGCAAGGGTGTACGGGGTCGACGAGAAGGTTCTCATGCGCAACGCCCTGCAGATGCTGAAGAACGCCCTGTGCAACGCGCTCTACGGGGTGTGCGACGTGAGGTACATCCAACCCTACATGGTGGACGGCTCCCCAGTCGGGGTCAGCGTCCGGTTCTACGTGCTGAGGAGGTCCGCATGATCGGAGCCCCCATCGTCGGCAACGGCAGGCTCTCGGAGCGCATCTAGCCTCTCCTGGAGCCCTTCATCCCTCCATTTGCGGGCCAGTTCCACGTATTTCTCGCCCATGAAGCCCGTATAAGAAGCCTGCGCCCACATCACGGCGCTGAAAGCCTCGGCATGGGTGCATCCCGACTCCTGGATGACATCGAATATCCTTTTCATGAGGCTTATCGCCCTGTCCTTGTCGAAGATATCGCTCATTCCACCTTCTCCCAGAACTTCTCGAGCATGTCGAGCCTGCACGGCTCCACGCTGAGGGGGTTGCCCTCGAGGACCATGTACGCATAATCCCCGTATACTCCTACCACGATGCGGAGCTTCTTCTTCGCATATCCCCTGTAAACGTCCCCTATCCTCGGTTTATCCATCGTTTGCCCCCATAAGTCCGGCGATTCGGTCGAGTGTCCTGGCTATCTCGTCACTCGTTTCCATGAGATCCTTGGCGATATGGTACCAGTCATCGGCCGAGCCGCCGGCGTACAGGTTCTCATCCTCGAGCTCTTCAACCCTGGACTTGAGCCTGGTGTTCTCGAAGTCGAGGTCGTGGATGCGCAGCTTGAGCCTTGCGATCTCATCGAGCGTCATTCCGAACACTGTGACGCCCGACAAATCCCCTGGAACGTTGTTGTAGAGGCGCGCGAAGTCCCCCGAGAACTCCTTGGCCGTTATGAGCGCCTGCCTGTCGAGCCAGCCTATCACCGTGTCGACGGGAAGGTGCTCGAGCATGTCGGTCTTCTTGTTCAACGAGTCGGGGTACATGAGCGTGCTCACAGTGTAGGCGTAGTGGCTCCTGACCTCCGCTTCCAGCTTATTACGGGAGTCGCAACTTTCCGAATCGTGCGCTGTATGGCGTTTTCCCTGCTCACCATCTTGCCCGTAACTTTCCATCGCTTCCTCGATCTCATCTGGGGTGAGTTTCATCGAGTCGGTATGCCCGTCGTAGGGCTGCTCGGGGAGGTGTATCCCGTCGACCCCAAGGAACTTGACGAACACCCTATCGACCCTCTCGTCGCCCGTCTTGTGCGACTCCCACCATTCGTCTATCTGATTCCCCATCATATCCCCCTCCTCCTCATGAACTCCCTCAGCGCCTTCTCCGCGACGACGCCGACCTTCATCCTGCGGGCGTCGCACCATGCGAGCAGGCGGTTCCAGTCGGAGTCGTCCATCGGTATCTGGCCTATCCCGTGCCTGCTCATAGCGCCCTTGTCGCCAACGGGCTTCCTCCTGCCGCCCATCATTTCCTCTTCTCGTATCCCGGGCATTCCATCCCCGCCTTCGCAGCGAGCCAGGTCCATACGCTCTCTCCTGACCTGCAATCGACGTAGGTGAGGGTGTACTCGTTCCCATCCGCCGTGTATGTGTGGTCGTGTATGCGCATGCAGTTGGCGCACGATTCGCATAGGGTCTTCATTCGGCACCCCCGCTCGCTTCCATCCTCTCCCGCCATCCATGCAGCTCGCCACAGGTGAACAGCCCCGACTCGCGCATATCGGACAGTGCGTCCCTGCACGGGCAGTGCCAAAACACGCGGGAGAAGCCCCTGCCGTCCTCTATGGCCTTCTCGGCTTGGCGCTCGTAGTACCAGCGCATCACGAAGTCCGAGCATTCCCTGCGCGTCCTGTAGGCGTTCGTGAAGTCAGGAAGCTCCCCGAACCTGCCGGCGTTCGCGTTGTCCGATGCGAACCGCCAGCATCCGTCCGAGTCCCGGTCGATGGCCGCAAGGAGGACGTAGCGCCCTCCAGCATGCGTGTTGCCCCATACCTCTGCATGGCCCTTCCCGATGTTCCTCATCTTCAGGTTCACGACCAATCGCCCTCCATTCTCATCTGGTACTTGTCGCGCTCGGCCTTCTCGACGGCAGGCTGCTTCACCTCGGCTGACTTCCATTTCACGCCCGGATGCCACTCGCGAAGCTCCGGCATGAACTCCCTCGCTTGCTCCTTGTCGTCAAAGAAATAGGCGCCCAGTATGCTCACGTCGGCGTAGATGTTCGCGTAGTCAGAGCCATGGTCGACGTCGAAGTCGAGCTCGTATGGGATAACCGCTATCATGACCAATCGCCTTTCATTCTGCGTTCGTACAGTTCCCTTTCCGGCTTGACGAACCTCTCGTACCTCTCATGGCAGAACGGCCTCCCGTCCAGTTCCATGACTATCGGGTGCTCGCAATCCGTGATGTCATCCACCATGTGCTTGCAGGCGGTCCCGATCGGTTCGGGGATGTCCTCGTTCGCGAAGCTCCATCCCCTCTCTTCCGGGCATCCGATGCAGAGTTCTTCTATGGCCTCCTGGCAGTTGGAGAACGCATGGTCTGCGTAGAGCAGATCGTTCTCCTGCTCCCTCTTTGCTTTCAGTAGCTTTCCGAGCGGGTGCTTAGGTTTGAACGCCTCCGTGCTGCAATCGCTCATTCCTCCACCTCCGTATCGCTCGGCGCCTTCACCTGCTTGAACACGATCCGGTCGTTGTAGAACCTCGCCACCGGCTCGCCTTCGGCGTTGCATATCTCCAATGCGGGCTTCTCCGGCTCCTCCACGATTGCCCCGCAGTATTCGCAGTAGGCCCCGTCGTCCCTTTTCAGCACGCCCCCGCAGTTGGGGCAGTTCGTTCCGCTCATTACGCCTCGCTTTCTAGCCATTCGAGCACGTCATCGGCGTCTGCCTTTCGGCATCGCGTTGCAACGCCACCAGAACCGCCGTTGATAGGGCAGTTGTCGCACCTGTCCACCATCAGGCAGAGAACGTCGTGAAGCTCGGCCTGCTCGTCTGACCACGCAGACTTGAACAGCCCATCAGCTATCACATCGAGCGTCTCAACTGCCTTCTCGGGCGTCCCGAACAGCCGCTCCCAGTTCGTCTCGGCCATCACGACACCTCGATTCCCAGCTCGCGCATTCGAATAGTGAGGAGGCACATGTCATCGGATTCGTCTGGGTAGCACGGATTCGCCCATTCGCAATCGGTGCATAATCCGCCGCATGCGCTCTCGAAGTCCCGCACGAGCGATTCCAGCTCGGCGATGCGCCTACCAATCACCTCAAGCCTTGCGTCCTTCTCGGATTTCCTTACGTAAAGCTCACCGCCGTATCCGATGGAAATGAGCCTACCGTTCCCGTAGTTGAACACGCACGCAGGGTAGACGACGCTCTCGTTTCCTTGGAACTCTGCCATCAATCGACCTCGATTCCAAGCCCGTCAAGAAGCTGGCCGATTCCGTCGCATAGGAGCCTGAACCCTTTAACGGGATGCGCGTCGTTAAGCGGGCAGTCGTCGCAATCTCCGTCGGTCGCGCAGACATAGAGCGCGATGACGGCCTTCTCCAGCTCGGCTATGCGCCTATCGCAATCGTCCACCACACGCAACGCCGCATCCATCGTCTGCGTCGCGGCCTCCGCCCATGCCTTAGATTCCCGCCTTCTTGTGTCCTCGGCGACGTGCTCGGCGAACTCCCGCACGGCATCGGTGGGCTTTCGGGTTGCGCGGGTGTTCCATGCTTCGATAAGTTCGTTGGTTTTGCTGCAATCCGCATTGTCGTGGCCCATGCCGCATGACGGCTTGACTTCGCATCCATCGTTCTCGCACCTGATGATGTCGCAATACGGATATTGCCGTAGCTTCGCCTCGCCGCCGCAGAACGGGCATGGCTTGATTTCTAATTCGCTCATGCGTCCACTCTCCTGTTCCATGCTTTGACGACGGCTTGCACGTCATCACCCTCGAAATCGTAGTAATTCTCGAACTCTGGAAGCCAGCATCCGTCTAAGTGGTCAACGTCGATGTTCGCCTCTCCGTTCGCATAGATGCGAAGATGCGCCTCGCCACCGCAGAACGGGCATGGTTTCAGCTCGCTCATGCGTCCACCGCCTTCCCGTACAGCTCGGCCAACTGGCGTGCGAACTTGCGTGTCTCGCGCTCTGCCATGTCGGCATCGACTATCACCGCGAACCAATCGTGGAAGCTACCCAACCTCTCGAATATCGACTTGTACGACTCGCTCATTATCGACGGGTCTTGCAGATGCCACGAGTGCGCGGCGTCCCATCCGAGAACCCATATTTCGCCGGTGCCGTCGGAGAACGTGATGCCGCCATCCACGTCGATTTCGGGAGCCATGTCATAGCACTCGTAAAGGTCCTTGCCGAACAGCGGATGACCTTTCGGCAACGCCACGTACCCGCAGCGGTGTCCCATGTCATACGTCCTCGTACAACATTGCAATCCGCTCTCTTCAAACTCTCTTTCGGTATGGTCATCTGACCAGAACTCGCTAATTCTCATCGCTCCACCGCCTTCGTCGTGTAGTAGACGCATTCCTCGGCGCGAACTTCGAACTTCTTACCGCACCGGTCGCACGTCACGGTGGCCTTTTCAGTCGGGTACTCTCTAGCCGTTAGTCTGCATATCGCAAGCCCGTCGCCGCTGAACGGAGACATGCCGCGTTTGTCGTGGCCGCAATGAGGGCACACCACCTTGTTCTTCCTGCGTGTCATCGCTCCACCGCCTTCCCGTGTTCTTCCTCAAGCGCCTTTACGCGCTCGTTCAGATTGTTGTTGGCCTCCATGAGCGCACGTTGCGTCTTGAGCAGGTTCTCGGTGCTGCTCGCCAACGCTTGCTTGGTTTGCAGCCATTCCGTGACGGACGAGATAATCACGAACACAGCCGCTCCAATCAGGGTTACGGCAACAGCGAACGTGGCGAACGTGCCGACTGCGGCAAACGCTTCAGTCATCGCTCCACCGCCTTCTGCTCCAAGTAGCATTTGCGGCACAACTTGCCGTCATCGTTGGCGCCGATCTCGCGTCTGATGAATGACTTCCCGCACTTTTCGCATTCGCCGTGCCTAGATGACGGCATGTAGGTTATTTCAAAGCTCATCGTCTCACCGCCCGCCTCGGCATCGCGCGGCGATGCGCCTTGCGTACTCTGTGACAATCGGCTTCTTACTGGCGTCGGTCGCATCGGCAATATCGAGTGCGCCAACCAGCTCCCAGAGCAGGTTTTCGCATTCCTTCGTATCGCTCCCCAACGTCGCTTCTACAGCCTGCTCGGGCGTGACCCATGCGCGGAGTTGCTGCAAGCCAGCATCTTCACGTAAGGTCACGGCTTCGTCGCCGTTATTGCATAGCCACGCCGTGCCTCCCGACATGGTTTCGCGCCACTCCACGCCGCGCTCATCCAGAAGCGCACGCAGGCGCTCTTTCTCGTTGCTATCGCTCATGCGTCCACCCCCAATCTCCTTCCGCACATCGGACAGCAGTTGATACCGTATCCAGCGATGTAGCTAGGTCCGCAGAACAGCATCAGCGCAGCAGGCCATCCGAAATACTTTTCCGTCCTGACCTCGGCGTACGTCTTTCCGTCGAAGTCTCCGAACTTCTTCTTGTCCTCGCAGTACTCGCACATCATTCGCCGCCTTCCGCTTCGCTTGTTTCCGCTATCGCAAGTGCCACGTAGCCGTCCTTCAACCCCCATCCGCTCAGAACGTAGGAGATGGCGTACGGGCGTCTGTTTATCGGATGCGATACAAGCAACAATCCAACGTCATCGACGGCCTGGAACCTGATTGTGTCGCCTGTCTGGTAACCCCTGTCGTTGTTTCTGATTTCGAACGTCTTGCGTCCTTGGACGACTGCATCCGCGAACGGCTCCTTGATTTTCAGCTTGTGAACCATCATTCGCCGCCTTTCATAAGCGCCTCGACCATCGCCTTGACCTCATAGGCGCGCTTCTCGTTGCGATCCATGCTCACCGGGTATCCGTACGGAATTCCGAACTCGTATCCGTACGGGCACTCCTCGCCGACGCGGATGGCCCTGTTGTTGAAAGCGCCGAACTGCCTATCGCATGACGGGTGGTTTCCATCGTTGCCGTCAGCGTCGAAATGCTTGCACGCCTCGCAGAGGTAGTCGCCGAATCCCAGCATCGCCATCATTCGCCGCC